ATTGACCAATGGGATAAACTTCATGAATGCGATATGAGGTTATATAACGTACTTAGGCAAGTGCTTAAAGGGGGGCAATATATACCATATCATCAAGAGTTCATTGAATTAATAGATGTCAAAGGGTTAGCTAAAGTTAGGGGTGCAGGTCAAAAAAGTATCGACCAATTTATAGAATTAAGAGGATATTAAACAATTAAAACTTAAACAATGAACGAAAAAATTAAAAGCATTATACACTCATGCAATACCATACCGCAACTAGAAACGTGCGTTAAGTTCGTTGAGTACATCTACATCAACGACCAACAAGCCTACATTGAAGCCTTAAACGAGATTCAAATACGAACCGAACACCTGGCGATTTGTGGAATAAAGAGCATGACACCCGAATTGATTAACGAAATACATAAAATGGATTAAGATGAAAACAGAACAACCGAAAGATGTACGCATTGAAGATTCTACTGATTATGTTGAATGTTATTGTAGATTTAAAAATAGAAGAATATCAGTAGTTTATATCAAATCGACAAAAGATTTCCAAACTATGATTAAGGGATATTTTGGTAAGGGAAATATTAAAGGTCATTTTTGTAGAATATCCAATAATAGAGGAGTTAAAAAAAGTACATACCAACTTTCAAAAGAATCATTTACTTGTCTTACTATTATTCAAAACGAATTATTACATTATTTACTAAACAAAACCGATTACTTAAAATGAATACAATACTAGAAAAATGTTTGGTACTTATTACCAATGCAGGGGTTAACCGATTTAAGCTGTTACGAATATTAGCGTATGCAAAGAAACATCTAAGCAAAGATGATCAAGACAAAGTTTCGGATGCGTACACTAAAAAACTACAACCATGACCGACTATGAACGCATAGCCATACTAATGGCGGAAAAGGAAAGACTATTGGCACTAATAGCTGATATAGATTTGAAATTAAGAAAATTAATCATTAAAAAATAAACAACATGAGCAACACAAAATTCGTATCAGTTGATGATACACAACAAGAAAAAAAAGAAACTATTTTTACGCATGAACTTGATGGATGTCGTGGGTATATTAAAACTAATGGGGAAGTAACAGCTTTTGAAAAAGTAGTTTATTTAGGAAATTGTAGTGTTGATGGCGATATGTTTTGTGCATATCATAGTTCAGGAACTATCTCCATCTACAAAGGCACTAAAGGCGACGAGTTTAACCAATAAAAACTATTAAATGAGCAAACCATTATCAACGAAAGTACTTGATAGATTAGTACTAGAATTAGATGTACATAGCCATATCGAAGGCTTAAAATATAATGACATGAAAGTAATCACATTTGTATGTGGTGAACTAGGATGCCCAATAGATTACTTTTTCATTCCATGTCGTAGGCGTGAGGTTGTAGATTCAAGGCATTTAGTATCTTTGTATCTTAGACAAAATAGACGATATACATTGACCGATATAGGGCAAATATTATGTCCAGATAGGAAAGACCACACTAGCGTATTACATTCGATTAAGACTGCTCAAAACCTCATAGATACCGATGAAACGTATCGGACTATATACTCGATGGTAATTCAGTCAACAACGGAGGCTTTTACTTCGATGGGGTATAAAATTTATTCAACAAACTAAAACAAAAAAAACATGAACAACACGGATTTATTCGGAAACGAAGTAAAAACAGATACTAATAATTGGGAAAATGAATGGGTTGGTATGCCAGAGTATAACAATTATGAACAAAAACCGCCTTTTATTACTGCTACTTTTAAATTTAGAAACCAGCAGGACTTTGATAAGTTTTATAAATTCGTTAAAGAAAATTTATACAATAATGAAAAGCCTTTTGATGGGATGCAAAGAAAAGACGTTAAGTCTACATGGTTTCCTTTAAATGAAAAACCAAATAAATACCTATATACAGATGAATCCTAGATACCCTATTTATATCATAAGCAAAGGAAGATGGGATAGAAGGCAAACAAGTAAAACTTTGGAGTTTATGAGTGTGCCTTATAGAATAGTTGTTGAGCCTAAAGAATATGAAAATTACGCAAAAGTTATTGACGCAAATAAAATACTTGTTTTGCCTTCTGATTATAGTGAATTAGGCAAAGGTTCTATACCAGTTAGGAATTGGGTTTGGGAACATTCAATTAATGAAGGGCATGAATATCATTGGATTTTAGATGATAATATCGAATCTATTGAGAGATTTAATAATAATCTTAAAGTTAAATGCAATACTGGTACTCCATTTTATGTAATCGAAGATTTTGTATTGCGATATGAAAATATAGCTATTTCTGGAATGAATTACGCTTTATTTTGTCCTGCTATTGAGGCAAGACCGCCATTAAGATTTAATACTAGAATTTACTCATGTATTTTAATTAAAAATAGCATACCTTACAGATGGCGTGGAAGATATAACGAAGATACTGACCTTAGTTTAAGAGTTTTAAAAGATGGTTGGTGTACTGTTTTATTTAATTCATTTTTAATTGGTAAAAGGGCAACAATGACACAAGGTGGCGGTAATACAGATACCATTTACAATACAGGAGATAAAAGAAAGGTATTTGCTGAAAGTTTACAACAACAACACCCAGACGTTGTAAAAGTTACATGGAAATTTAATCGATGGCATCATCAAGTAAATTACAAACCATTTGAAAAAAATATACTAATAAAAAAAGAAGGAATAAATATAGAATCTGGAATAAATAACTACGGAATGAAACTTATCAACAAAAAACTTTAACAATTAAAAAACGCTGGTCACGAACGACTACAATAAAAATGGGAGCATTACTATCGGGTTACATAACCCTAGAAAAACTAGAAGAAATCGTAAGAGTTACGAAATCTAAACAAGAAAAAGGCTTTAAATTCTCGGTGTCAATATCCGAGCAGTCGAATCAATTTGGGCAAAACGTATCGTTCTTTGCTGAACAAACGAAAGAACAACGAGAGGCAAAACAACCAAAGTACTATTTTGGAAATGGGAAAGTCTTTTGGACTGATGGCGTGATTAAAGTAGCCGAAAAGCAGGAACAAGCACAACAGTCTAGTACAGGAACGGAGGTTATCGAAAGTGACTTGCCATTTTGAGTAAAAGAATTGATGGATTATATGAACGGCGGGTAATACTGCCGTTCTTTTAAAAAATAAACTATGAACGAAGATAAATTAAAAATTTACATAGGTAACAAACGTAAAACTAAGAAAAATTTGAATTATGCTCATCAAAGTTATTTTATCAAACCCGCTAGTAAATTTTGGAAAAGGTACTTTAATAAAAAAGTAAGAAAAGGCTCTGAATATAAAAAAATTGGGTGGTGGTATTGGTCTTAATATAACAAATTGAAAATAATACTTTAGATATTAAATATTTTATTTTGAGGTGTCAAAGTAGTTTATTATATTTGCAGATAGTATAGGCATTTAAGGGATGCTGATTTAAAACTAACTTTATTGCCACTTTTGGAAAGAAATGCCCTTAACATTTTGAGTACGAAAGTGGCATTTTTTATTTTATGGTTCTATCAAAAATAAAAGTTATGACTGCTGAAGAAGTAGCCAACTTTAAAAAAAAGGTTTATGGTGCAGGTAGTGAAAAGAAACAATTATCTGCTGACTATTGTGCCAAAAACATTAACGATTTAATTCGTAAACATGAGGAATACTACCTTATCCATCTTGAAAAAAAGTATAATAAATACAAAGAACAATATGATAGTAGTATATCATTATCAATAGATAACAACAACATTATCAACGATGTTAAAAACAATGTACATACACATTATTGCATCTGTGGTGCTGAGTTAAAGTACATTAAAAATTATAACTTTGTCGGTTGTAGTGATTATAGAAATGAAGATTATAGACATACAAGCTACAATTATAAGGCTGTAACAGAGTTACAATCATTTCATCAATTTTGCAATGACTATACATGGTCTAAAACATATTTAAACGATTTTAGGAATCATTATGGTATTACTTTTATTATGGCTTCTGTTCTGTATGAGTTTCTATTTGAAGTTTATGGACAAGAATGTTACGCTATTGATATGAAATCAAATACATTTCAAACTGGCGTTAATGCATCAAAGCAATCTAAGAAAGAAGAATTTATAGTTAAGTCTATTTGCAATGAGTTATTTAGTAGTGTATTAGATCAAGTGCATTTTTCTTTGGAAATTGATGGTAAATATTCTGTTAGAATACCTGATTTAATTTGTTCTAATGAAAGCAAAGTAGTAGTTTTCGACATAAAGAAAAACAATAATATTGTTGATATATTGAAATTGAACTTATATCAAGATATTGTTGCTCAAGTATGCAAAGATAGAAACGATTATAGAATAGTCGAATCATATCATATTGTATATGATAAAAACGCATACACCGACCATACTACTAGAACGATTACTATCAATGATTTAAAACCAAAATTCAAATAATATGAATCTAAATGAATTTCGTGACCTGCAACGTGCTGGTCTTACACCCATCCCTATTAATTGGGATGAATCAAAAAAAACAGCTATTGAATACGTTAATCATGGAATGATTAATGCCGATACAAAAGGCGAAGATGTGATTGCTTTATGGGCAGATAGAATAGAGCAATGCAATGCGGTTGCGCTCAAGTTATTCCCACCATTTTTTATGGTTGATTTTGACTTGAAAAATACAGATGATAAATCAATATATGATAATTGGATTAAGGCGGTTAATTCTGTATTAGACGATTTCACTTCGAAAGTATGTATTGAAAAAACACGTAACAATGGCTATCATGTATATTGCAAATACAATGGTATAATTCAAAAACAAACACTTGCTAAATCTATTGATGGCAAAGAAGTTATAGCAAACTACACTGGAGGGTTATTGTCTTTTTGTGTACCAACACCAGGATATGAGGTTATACATGGCTCATTTGATGAAATTCAAGAACTTACAGAGGATGAATTTGATATGATTAATGCTATATCGTTATCATTTAATAAATATGTAAATGAATACGACTATGCAAATCATGTTGTAATTGATTACCCTATTGAATACGAATCAATAGCGTTGCACTTTGATAGATTTTGCACAGAAAAGGCGTTTGAATCATTGTTAAACTCTATTGAATTGTACCATGTTAAAGGTAGCCAACGTAGCAAAGACAAGCATTTAAAATACCTTCGAAAAGGCTCTAAGGCTGACTACTCCGCTAAAGTTTATTTTAATAGTAATAAATTGTTACTATTTACTTCGTCTATCCCTAATTTCCCTTCATTCCATTCAAGGATTGACGAGCATGACCATAATTGGGTATTAACGCCAACTAAAATAGTTTATTACAAGTGCAAAGGTGATTGGGTAGAAACCATATCAGAAATCAAACGTATTGCCAATGAGTACAGCATAGAATTAGAATCTCAAAAACCGATGCAAAATGTCACAGCACCAATACAATACGATAGGTTAAAATTCCCTTATGATGTGTTCCCTAATGAAATAAGAGATTACATACATAGTCATAAGAGTATTCAGAATGAGTACATAGCATCGTTCATGCTTGCTTCAGTAGCAACCGCAATAGGCAATAGTACAAAATTGTCTATTGACAACGGGCAAAGATATGTAAAACCAATAATTTACATGGTTGTTATCGCACCAGCAGGTGCATCAAAAACACCTGCAATGTCAAAGGCGTTTAGTTACTTAAAATCAAACGATATTTATAATCGTAAAGTTTACAATGAGTTACATAAGAACTACGAAATTTTACAGAAGCAGTACGAGGATAACAAGAAAAAAGGCGAAGAACCTGAAAAACCAATATGCCCACAAAATATTATAGAGGATTCAACTATTGAAATGGTGGTAAAAACCTTGTCACATAATAAAGATGGTTCATGTATTTACGCTGATGAACTTTCGGGGTTTTTAAATCGTATGAATCGTTATGAGAAGTCTGACGAAGTTCAAAAATGGCTTTCTATGTGGAGTGGGCAGTCATTGTTGGTTCAGCGTATTACTCGTGATGATAATTTTGTTGAAGAACCATTTTGTTGTATCGCAGGCGGTATTCAGCCAGGTATTCTTGATATATTAACTAAAGACCAAAACGAACACAATGGATTCTTTCATCGTTTCTTGTATTGTTATCCCGAACCACAACCTAAAGCATTGTGGGGGAAATATCCTATATCTGATGCGGTGATATCCAGATTTGAGTACATATTCAACGAATTACTAAATTTAAGATCACAACCTAAAAGAATACTTGAATTATCTGAAGATGCGGAAAGATTATATAAACAATGGCATGACGTTAAATGTTTGAAATATAATGTTGCATTTGATAATAATACAAAAGGTATTATCGCTAAGTATCAAGACTATTGCTTGCGTTTGTCGGTTATAATTGAAATAATGGATAACCTAGAGGCTTATGAAGTATCTCAGTCTACAATGGATAAGGCTATAAGATTAACAGAGTATTTCTTAGGCAATATTCATAAGTCAATGCAAATCATGTCACCAGAAACGCCTGTGGACAAACTACCAGAACACTTTAGATTATTTTATAATTCATTACCTTCTATTTTTACCTCTAAAACGGCTATTGAATACGGTTTGAAGGTAGGTATTAAGGTAGGTTCAGTAAAGTCATTTTTGAGCCGAAATAAGGCATTATTTAACGTTATAGAACGAGCGAACTATGAAAAGATATATTAGAAAGTTGCAAAGTTGCAAGAAAGTTACCCGAAAGTTGCAAGCGAAACTCAATGATACCAACGATAGTTGCAAAGTTGCAATTTCCTATAAGAATATATTTTACTATATATATATAATAAATTATAATATAATACTACTAAATAGAAATATTTATATTTACACGTGCAACTTTGCAACTTTGCAACTATCCGCACTGGCAAAGGGTTTCAGTATGTTACAACTTTGCAACCATTGCAACTAACTTAGATAAATTAACACTATGACACCAAAAACGAAACAATTAATTTTAAAAGCAATGAAATATTGCAAGGAATCGGAACGTAAAACTTTTATATTAAACTCACTAGATATGATAGAAAACAAAGCCTATAATATGTGCTGTATTGAAGGCATGAAAATGTACCCTGATAAATATTTTGACTTGGCTGTGGTTGATCCGCCTTATGGGTTAGGCAAAAAACTAAAGCCAAGAGGTGGAATGATAGGTAAAAGTTTTAAAGGAATGGGAGCAGATAGTTGGGATGCAGAACCACCAACAAAAGAATATTGGGAACAGCTATTCAGAGTATCTAAAAATCAAATTGTGTGGGGTGGCAATTACTTTATTGACTATTTGAAACCTACACAATGTTTTTTAATATGGGATAAGATGAACGGAACAAACCCGATGGCAGATGCTGAATTTGCTTGGACTTCTATTGAAAATAAAGTTGCACGAATTTTTAGGATGCACCATTTTTCATATGGATATGACGATAAAATACATCCAACCCAAAAGCCTACAAAACTTTATGATTGGATTCTACAAAAATATGCAAAACCAACCGACAAAATCCTCGACACCCATCTCGGTTCGGGTTCAAGCCGAATAGCAGCGCACAAAGCTAAACTTTCATTTACTGGGTTCGAAATTGATTCTGATTATTTTAAAGCACAAGAAAAAAGATTTAATGAATTTAAAAGACAATTAACCTTGTTTTAATAGACAAAGAGTATTATATTTGTACTATGAAAAGCGGGATATACCAAATATGCATAAATGATAAAATTTATATTGGCTCTGCAACTAATATTTATAATAGGAAGCATAGACATCTTCATGACCTTAAAAAAAATAAACATTGCAACAAAAAACTTCAAAACTATTTTAACAAGTATGGAGAAGAAAATTTTATTTTTGATGTTATTGAATATTGCAACATAGAAGTATTAATAGAAAGAGAGCAATATTATTTAGATTCTATTAACCCTTTTTTAAATATTTGTAAAATAGCGGGTAACTCTAAAGGGTTTAGGCATTCTGAAGAAACTAAAAAAAATCTTAGTAAAAATAGAAAAGGTAAAAGTAATTCATTAGGCAGAGTATTAAGTGATGATACCAAAAAGTTAATTTCAATAAAAGCTAAACAAAGAGGGTTGCATAAGAATTTTATATTAGCATCTTTAAAAGCTAATACAGGCAGAAAGCATAGTAAAGAAAATATAGAAAAAAGAATATCTAAGCAAGTTAAAATAAGTGAATCTCAAGTTAAAGAAATAAGAGAATTGCTTAATAATAATATGCGTCAAATAGATATAGCAAAAATATACTCTGTAAGCCAAAGAGTGATTAGTAGGATAAAAAATAAAGTAGGGTATTATGGTAATATTTAAAACTTACATCCAACAACAAACACTATTCTAATGACTAAAGAGCAAAAACTCCGTATGATAGCCTTAAAACTTTCACACCACCAGCTAAAGTACAATACAATTCTAACCGATAAGGAACGTGCTTACTTTGGATTCTATGACAAAACCGATAATTCAGCGAATGGATTAACTCGATGTTGCATAGATTTCTTAACCTACAACGGACATCAAGCCGAAAAGATTACTACAATGGGTAGGCGAGTAGATAAGACTAAAGTAGTAACTGATATTCTAG